ATCTTCCAAGATATGCAAGTGAACAAGGGCAAGTACTTCGGCGTGCAAGTCAACGACGTGCTGGCCTATCAGTCCGACATGAACCTGATGAACATGTTCACCGAAGACGCTGCCAAGCAGTTGAAGATCGCCATCGAAAACGAAGTGTTCTTCAACAACATGGTCACTGAAGGCCCTGCCGCTGCCAACGAAGGCGCTACCGCTGGTGCTATCTCTGCCGCCTACAACTTGGGCACAGACGTTACCCCCATCGACCAAGCCACTCCTGAGAACGTGCTCAAGGGTATCCTGCGTATGTCCACAGTGCTGGACGAGCAGAACGTGCCTGAAGATGGCCGCTGGTTGATTATCAGCCCCTTCGACCGTCACCTGTTGATGCAATCCAACATCGCTCAAGCCTACTTCACTGGCGACGCTCAGTCGACCATCCGTAGCGGCAAGATCGGTATGCTGGACCGCTTCACTGTGTACGTGTCCAACTTGCTGCCTCGCGGCGCTGCTGGCAAGGCACTGGTCGCTGGTTTGACCGACCCCGCCACTGGCGGTACTGTGTCGAGCGCCAAGGCCCGTCGTACCATGGTTGCTGGCACCAAGGCAGCAATGTCCTTCGCCATGACCGTAAACAAGACTGAGCCTCTGCGTAACCAGACTGACTTCGGCGATATCGTCCGTGGTTTGGCTGTGTACGGTCGCAAGACTGTCAAGCCTGAAGCTCTGGTCGTGGCCCAAGTCGGTTCCGCCAGCTGATGAACTGGGCCCCTTCGGGGGCCCTTTCTATTCCCTCATTCTTTGGAGATTTTTATGTCTACTCAATTTGCTCGCAGCATCGGCGGCTACGCTACGGCTACCGCTGGTACAACTCAGACTCAGGCTGGCGCTACCCAGTTGTCTGGTGCCGTTAACGTCGTGACTACAGGCAACGCCAGCGATGGCGTCAAACTGCCTGCTGAGCGTCCTGTCGGCGATATCGTTCACATTGTGAACATCTCTGCTGCTGCTTTGAACGTGTACGCCTCCACTGGCGGCGCGATCAACGGCGGTTCTGCCAACGCAGCCAAGGCCTTGGCCGCTAACATGTCTGGTGCTTACATCAGCTTGGGCAGTGAAAACTGGGGCGCTGTTCTCAGCGCCTAATCGGTGGCACAATAAAGGGGCTCTTCGGAGCCCCTTTTTACATTTGGAGTAAAGAATGAACGCACTTGAATTAATGGACCGCCTGAGCGGTCAAGTCCTTGGCCACAAAATTCGCGCTACCATCGACGGCAAGATCGTTGTTTTGGCCCGCATGGTAGACCAAGACTGGGTGTACACCACTGAAGGCCAAGAGCTGGCCAACGCACACTCAAACGCCGCCGCTGAAGAAGCTGCTGCGCCAAAAACTCGCAAAAAAGCTGCACCTGCGGTAGAATCTTACGACAAACCTGCGGAGCCCCCCGCAGAAGAGCAAACCACTGCTGCTGAATAAGGTAGCCCACCATGAAACTTCTGAGCGCTTTCTATTCGAGAATACTGCCGTATCTACCCGGCTGCTCAGAGCCCATGGTGGATCAGGTTCTGGTCAGTGCTGCAATTGAGTTTGCCGAAAAATCTTTGGTGCTGCGCCAGAATCTTGATTCTTTCAAGACATCTGCTGGTGTCGTGCAATACGACCTAGACCCACCTACAAAGTATCACGAGATCAGCCGCGTTATGGGTGTGACGGTTGATGGCGAAGAGCTGCAGCCCGGTTTGTTTGAAGCTATTCGCAACGACATGCCCACAGGGCAAGCGAAACCAATCGGCTTTTACTCTGATCGCACAGACAACTCGTTCACATTGATGTTGTCGCCACCACCAGACGGCGCGTACACCGTGGTGGTGGCGGTAAATCTTCGTCCTACGCGTGATGCTACGCAGCTAGACGATGATCTGTATGACATCTGGGTTGACCCTATCGTGTCGAATGCAATCGCTCGCGCTATGCAGATTCCAGACCAACCATTTACAAACTTTGCACAGGCCCAGTATCTACTGGACTCCGCTGCGAGGAAGACAAACAATTCGCGCATTGAAGGTAACTACGGCATGGTCCGTGGCTCAATGCGCGTACGCGCACGCCCTTTTGCTTGAGGTAAATCATGACCATTGCTGCTTCCTCCATCATCCGCCGCGTTGTTGAGACAATGCAGGACAATACGTCTATCCGTTGGCCTGTTGCTGAGTTAGTTCGCTACCTCAATGATGGGCAGCGTGAAGTGATTTTGTATAGACCTGATTCAATGGTCACCAACGCCACTGTGGCCCTTGTAACCGGAGCTAAGCAAGCTTTACCTAGTACCGGCGCTAAGTTAATTGATGTAGTCCGTAACACCTCCGGCACTAAGCGTGCCGTTCGTATGACTAACCGGACTATTTTGGACACACAGAGCCCTAACTGGTACAACCTAACTGGCGTTACCGAAGTGCTGCACTACATGTACGATCCTCGTGATCCACGCGTGTTTTACGTGTATCCACCAGCAGCATCTTCAGGTGCCTCCGTGGAAATTGTGTTCTCTGCCTATCCAACGGACATAGCAGAGCCCGCTGATGGGGCTGTATATAGCGCTGTGACCGGTAATATCAGCTTGCCTGATATCTACGGCAACGTTTTGGGCGACTATATTCTTTACCGAGCATATACCAAAGATAGCGAGTACGCTGGTAATGCGCAGCGTGCTCAAGCCCACTACGGCGCATTCCAAGCAGCATTGACGACTGAGATGAATGGCACGACTGGCGTCGCGCCTAAAGTGTAAGGTAGCATATGGCCGAAAAGATTAAACTGGTTCAGGGGGACAACCTCCCCTACATTCGCCTCACACTAACTGATCCAGCCACCGGTGCTGCTATTAATCTATCTGACGCTGGTGTGGTGGTAAAGGTGTACTTCCGCGCCGCCAACACAACAACCATATTGAACACCCTTACTTGCGAAAAAGTGAGTGGTGGTACTACAGGTCAGGTAAGATTCAATTTTCCGAACGGTGTACTCGATGTCGAGCCGGGCCTTTACGAAGGCGAAGTCGAAATCGACTTTGACGGGCAGTTCCAAACTGTCTACGAAGTTCTCAAGTTCAATGTTCGTTCACAGTTTGCATAAGGAGCAACCATGTCTGCAATGTCCGATTTTCTGGAGAACAAGCTGATCGACCAGCTGTTCCGTGGCCAAACCGCCCCCACTACCACTACGCTGTACGTCGGTCTGCTGACAGCTGCTCCGTCCGACTCGGGCGGCGGTACCGAAGTTTCTGGTGGCTCTTACGCTCGTGTGTCTGTGGCTTCTTCGCTAGCTAACTGGGCTGGCACGCAAGCTGCGGCATCGACGGTAGCCTCTAGTGGTACCGGTGGTCAGACCAGCAATAACGCTGCAATTACCTTCCCAACCCCTGCAGCGACTTGGGGCACTGTGACCCACTTCGGTATTTACGACGCGGCCTCTGCCGGTAACTTGCTGTTCTGGGGCGCTCTGACCATCAGCAAAACCATCAACCAAGCTGACACCGTTACATTCCCAGCCGCTTCGCTGTCTATTACCTTCGCTTAATTGTGGGGTAACGGATGCTGCTGAACGGCTCAGCCCTAAACGTTGCCACCCTAAACGGCAGCGCCGGGATTCTCCAGCCGCTCGCAGCATCCATCAACTGCGCGGCCAGCATAGCTGCGCCGCTGTCAAGAGCTCCCAACCTAACGGGTGTTATCACTGGCGCGGCTAGTCCTTCTGCGTCTGCTTCGCTGACCAAAAACATGGCGGTTGCTGGCAACGGCACCGTCGGATCATTCGCGCAGATCACGTTGGGCTTCGCACTTGCAGGCTCGCGCTCATGCACGGCTACCGTAGCGGCCAACGTCTCGCTTGGGTTCAGTCTAGCGGCAGCTGCGCAGGCAGCTGCCACGGCGTCTTCTACGCTTGCTAAAACGGCACCTATCGCTGGGCAGGCCACTACCACGGCAGCCACTGAAGGCGCTGTGAGTAAAACGGCAAGCCTCGCTGCTGCGATCAGCACAGCGACCGCGACTTCTGCCGCCCTTGCTAAAACGTCGAACCAGTCCGCAGCGGTCAGTACGCTGATTACGACCACGACAGCGCTGGGCGTGGCCAAAAACATTTCGGGTTCCGTTATCGGAGCCACCACGGTATCTGGAGCTCCTACAGTCGTGTTTACCGTTGCGTCGGCAGCGGTTGTGTCGGCCACGCCGATAGCTGATTTGGCCAAGACCGATATTATCGCTGGGGCCGTGGTAACCAGTGGTGTGACGGCAGGTGCGTCCTCGCTCATCAAGAACATGGCGTTCGCTTCGAACGCTGTGGCTACTACATCGGCTGATTCGACGATCACAAAGACTATTGTTGCTTCTGCCAACGGGACGGCGCTGTCTACTTCGACGGCCAGCCTGATTAACCCACTGCAGGCGCTCGACACAGTCACTACGGCCACCACAGCTGGCGCAGCGGAACTGACAAAGAACATGACGGTCGCCGCTTCTGCGTCGGCCAGTACGAGCGCTACGGGTGCGCTGACCAAAGTGATGGAGGCCTCGGCCAACGCTGTGGCTACGACGGTTGGCATGGTCACCGCAGACCTGAAGTTTAGCGGCGCTGGCGCGGCCACAGCCACAACGACAGCCACAGCGGTTTTGTCTAAGAACATGGCCTGCGGCGCAGCAGTGACGCTCAGTGTGGCACCTGCGGCTGCGGCTATTACCAAGAACCTGAACATTCAGGCGCAGGCAGTTGCGACCACTTCCGCTTCCGCATCGCTTGACAAGAACATGGTCGTAGCGGCGACTGCCGTTGCTCAGACAGCTGGTAACGCTGCGTTGACCAAGAACATGGCTGTGGCCGGTAATGCCGCTGCATCCACGACCGCGCTACTGGGCATTCAAGTGCGTATGGCAGCCGCTGTGACGTCGCAGGCCACTGTTTCCGCGCTGATGAACGTCAACAAGCCCATATCCGGCGCTGGCGACGAAATCACCACGGTGGTCGCTGCGCTCAGACTGGCTATCAGCCTCGACGGAATTGTGCAATCGCAGGCCAGCGCTGCTGACACAACGCTGTACATCACCAAGAACGTCAACGGATACGCACTGGCGCAGGTGGTCATTGTCGATGCGTTCTTGCGCAAACTTTATACGCATAGCGATATTTCGGCAGGTGTGGCTTTTACCGAGCTCGGCAGCGACGTCAGTGTGATGTCTGTGGGTCTAAGTGCAGCTGTCGGTGATATTGGCGTGGGCAGCGTGTATTACGCTGATATTGACGTCGCTGCCGAGCTCGAAGATGCAGGTATGGTGGCTGTAACTGTGCAGGGCGCTAGTGCAACGGCTACACTTGAGACTATTGAAATTTTGAGGGTTGCATAATGCCAGTCTTGTACGCAAACAACGCGGTATCGGCCCTGTCGGCCTCTATCACCAACGTCGCCACCAGCTTTTCGGTGACGGCGGGCCACGGTGCTAGATTCCCTGTCATCGCTGGCGGGGACTACTTCTATGCCACGTTGATGGACTCGGCGGGCAACCTAGAGGTTGTCAAGGTCACGGCACGAGCCACTGATACGTTCACAGTCCAGCGTGCTCAGGAGGGCACGACCGCCCGCGCATACGCGGCCAACGACATCGTTGAGCTGCGCATCACCAAGGCGATGCTAGATGACTTCAAGACGGATACACGCACTGGGTACCTGCCGCTGACTGGCGGAACGGTTACTGGCGTTACCACGTTCTCAAATGCCAGCGATACCCAGATCATTCTTAACGGGGGCGGCACCTCATGGGCTGGGATTAGCTGGACCGACGTTTCGGGAACCGACTACACATGGTTCAACGGCTCGACCAGCACGTTCGCCATTGGTGGCGGCGGTTCTACGGTATCCGGCAAGAAGCTGCATGTTCATGGCGGCATGACAATAGGGTCGGGTTACGCTGCAACTGCCAATCCAACAAACGGTCTTAACGTCGAAGGTGCGATTCAGCAAGCAGGCAACCAAGTTCTGCACGCAGGCAACTACAACAGCTACGCCCCCACCCTGACAGGTACGGGGGCAAGTGGTTCTTGGGGAATTAGCGTCACGGGCAATGCTGCCACGGCCACCAACGTAGCGTATAGCGGGTTGACAGGTACCGTTCCGACATGGAATCAAAACACAACAGGCAACGCAGATACGGCCTCAAACGCCTCTTTATTGAACAGCATATCGGCAGTGAACTTGTACAACAACATGGGAGATTCCCATTCTACAAGAACATCTTTTGATGCCACTACACCCTCCTACGGGTTTGGGTACAGGTTTGTACAAGGCAGTTCCAATGGCCCCGCAACTGGAGGATCACAGTATTATTCTTGGTACATCGGTTTAGGTTCGGACTATCCTGCAACAGGTGCTGGTTCATATGGGGCAATGTTTGCCGTTGACCGAAATTCAACAACGCCATATTTATCTGTTCGATATAACGAAGGCAACGGTTTTACGGCTTGGCAAAAAATTCGCGCTGGTTATGCAGACACGGCAGCTACGGCCACCAACGTAGCGTACAGCGGACTAACAGGTACCGTTCCGACATGGAACCAGAACACCACGGGCAACGCAGCTACGGCAACGAACATTTCAAACACTGGCACGGTGACGCTGGCTACGGCGACAGAATCCAACGCCATCACAATCACTGCGCCGTCTTATACGACCGGCACACCTGTCAAGTTGCTGAATTTTGAATGGTACGGCAATACGTTTTCTTTGGGAAACATACGCAGTGGGGCAACGCCTTCAGATGGTTTTGGGGTTTACTACACCGCATCAGGCGGGTCGCTTACTGAAATTGCTAGATTTGGTACGGGCGGAACATTTAACACCATAGGCGCGATCACTCAAAACGGCAGTCAAGTATTGACAGCTGGCAACTACAACAGTTACGCCCCCACCCTAACAGGCACTGGTGCTTCGGGCTCTTGGGGTATCTCCATCACGGGCAACGCAGCTACGGCCACCAACGTAGCGTACAGCGGACTAACAGGTACCGTTCCGACATGGAACCAGAGCACAACAGGCTCTTCCAATGCAGTCAGCAACACCGGCTTCGGGAATGGGAACTTCACTTGGTACCAGACTCCAGACGCGTTTGCGGGTAACTCTGGCTGGGCCAGCTACCTGATCAGCAACCACGGCGATGGTAATACCTACTACAGCCAGACGCTCATCATGCCGTTCTGGGGTGCGCCGCAGTACTCCCGCAAACAGGGCAACTCCACAGTCGTAGGCCCTTACACGTTCCTGACGACGGAGAACTACACCAGCTACAGCCCGTCGCTGACAGGCGGAGGTGCTTCCGGCTCTTGGGGCATCAACGTAACTGGAACTTCAGGTTCTATTTCGGGCTTCAACAACCCAACTACTGCTCCCACCGCGAACACCATTGCGTACCGAGATGCAGCAGGTGACATTGCTGCCCGAGAGATCGTGCTTTCTTCGGGGTTGTCGGGGGTAACTCCAACCGTTTTGGTGTCGATGTACCCAACCACTAATCAGATGGTACGTACTACGCCAGCAGCCGTTGCTGCGGCCATTCAATCTGCGGCGTCTGGTTCTTGGGGGATCAGCATTACAGGCAACGCAGCCACAGCTACAAACCTGTCAACGAACCGTACGAACTGGAGCACCAACGGAACGCTTACCGCAGTTGTCGGCCAACTTGCGTGGAAAAACTACGGTAATGATCACACCATTTTTGACGCATCCAATGGCACCGCCCCCGATGGAAGCGCAGTAAGCAACACAAACGCCACTACTGCTTGGTCTGGTTCTTACCCTACCCTGATGGGGTGGAACGGCGCAGGAACTTACGGCGTTCGCGTTGATTCTGCACGAGTCGCTGACAGCGCATCTCAACTTGGGGGAATAAACTCAAACCGAGCCATGCTCAAGCGTCGCGGTCGCATTCACTCGAGCGACAGCACGAGCCTTAACTCAAGCATATCTGCCCCAGAGATGGGCTTCACCTATGGTGGCTCCGGGGAGCCTACCGGGCCATACATTGCATTCGGCGGTTTGAGCGGTGATATCGACTACTCTTGCCAGCTTGTCGGCGCTTACAGCGGCGGTGGCAACGACTTCAAAATCCGCACGCGCAACGATGACACGGTAGCTTGGAACTCTTGGAGAACCATTCTCACGGATGGCAACTACAACAGCTACAGCCCCACCCTCACAGGTGGCAGTGCTTCAGGCACTTGGGGTATTAGCGTCACCGGCAACGCAGCTACGGCCACCAACGTAGCGTACAGCGGACTAACAGGTACCGTTCCGACATGGAACCAGAACACCACAGGCACTGCTGCTATTTCTACAGCAGCGACTGTCACCACCTCTGCAACTGCCAGCGCGTTCAAAGTCCCTTTTGCCAACACCACAGCGAGCACTACGGGCAACTACGGGTTGTTGCAAGATTCAGAGGCGACGTTCACGTACAACCCAAGCACAAATACGCTGACGGTTGGTACAGTATCTGGGGCACTGTCTGGGAACGCCACTACTGCCACTACTGCCAACGCACTGAATACTGGGAACAACTATCAGGTCAACTCGATCGGTGTGGGTGCTGCAGCTTCTGGCACTGCTGGGCGAATCAATGGCACTACCGGCGTGTTTACGCCGAACACTACCGGCGTTAGCACAGGACTGACTGTTGTCAATGGTGACCTTACTGCGTACCGTTCTGGCGGCACTACCGGCGTTGTCTATCTGAGCAGTAGTGGCTCGCACTACCTTTATTGGGATGGCACAAACTACAACTTGAACTCTGGCAATTTGGTTTGCACAGGCAACGTCACTGCCTATTCAGACGAGCGCCTGAAGAAAGACTGGGCCCCTGTCGCTGCCAACTTCGTGAGCCGCCTCGCCACGGTGAAGAGCGGAACCTACACACGCACCGACAACGGCGAACGCCAAGCAGGTTCTTCAGCGCAGGACTGGCAAAAGCTGCTGCCCGAAGTGGTGACCGCAGGTGCAGATGACAAAGAAACCCTGTCGCTGGCCTACGGCAACGCGGCGCTGGTGTCCGCAGTCGAGCTGGCCAAAGAAGTTGTGGAACTTCGCGCCAAACTTGTTAGACTTGAGGCTATCGTAGCCAAACTCATCGAGGATTAATCATGACTGCAACTTTCACCATTAAGCCCACAGGTATCCGTACGGCTACCGTCGGAGACCGCAGCAACGTCGTTAAGCAAGTTGCTTGGACCATGAAGGGCGAGGAGGCTGGGCAGTCCTTCGAGCTGCCACAGACAACCGACCTTGCTGACCCCAACGGCCAGCTTTTCATCGAGCTGACCGCTTTGACTGAAGCCGATGTGGTCGCGTGGATCGAGGCCACCGAGACTCGCTTGCCCAGCATCAAGGATCATATCCAGTACGTGCTGGATAAAGAAGTGGCCAAGAACGCGCTGGCTGACACAGCCATGCCATGGGCACCGGTCATCGAAACCCCAGCTCCTGAAGCTCCAGCCGGAACCTAATCGCATTTAAAGGATAAGCGATGGCATTACCAGCATCCGGTTCGATATCGCTGTCGCAGGTCAACGTCGAGTTGGGCCGATCGGCCACAGCTGCGATCAACATGAACGAGACGGCAGTCCGCCAGGAAATCACCCAGATGAAGGGGGCTTGATATGCCGTTTCTTCAATCATCCGGCGCGATTTCACTCGCAAACATTCAGACCACGATGGGTGGAGCTAGTCCTGCCTCAATAAACGAGTACTACCGGGGCGGTGCTTATGTGCCGTCAAGCAAGACTGTCACTGTGCGCGAACCAACCAGCGGCGAGTATTACAATTACCCATCATTTCCTTACACTTGGTGGGAGAATGTTTACACCCCATTCACCTATGTGACGGTGAGGTGGCCCGGGGCAGAATTTTATCCGGGCACCGACATCAACATAACAAGCGCAACGTCAGGAGGTTACACATACTTCCGAGGTTCATACCGCACGACTGTTAGTGACCCGTATGGTGGCGGATACAATCTTTATGGCGTATACCGCGAATCGTCGTCCACAACCAGCATCAACACCAGCGTCCCGAGTAGCGGGACAATTTCCATCAGTCAGTTTTATGGAGCAGAGAAACCATGACAACAACATCATTCAAACTACATCAAGTGCAAGTATTCGAGAACAAGAATGGCTATCCAAACGTGATAGGCCTTGTTCGCTGGGCAATCCACTTTGAACGCGAATCTCTGGTCAGTGTGGCTGGGGTAGAGACGATGCTGGAGACTAACAACATCCAGAACTTCACGCCAATTGAGCAGCTTACTCGTGAGCAGGTTCTCGACATGGCGTACACCGCACAAGGCGGCGCTGGTTTTCTAGCGACAATTCAGCCGTATCACGAAGAAGACTTAGATCAACAAGAGCAGCGCGTGGGTTTAGTCCCATACACAGGCATCCCTGTCGATCAGGCTGGGGCGTACAACCCCCCTAACACAATCCCGCAGCAAGTCTTATGACAGCGCCAGCCATCCACATCGGGTGCGTAGCCAACCTCTACTCCCGAATGATGTACTTCAAGAAGGCAGGAGACACCGAGCTTGGTCACACGCACCAGTTCGATCACCTGACGCTGCTTGCCAAAGGCAAGTTAAAGGTCACGGTCGAAGGCGTAGCCACCGAGTTCACCGCGCCACATATGATCTACATCCACAAGGATAAGGTACATGAGCTTGAGTCCCTGACCGACGAAACCGTTGCGTACTGCATCCATGCCCTGCGGGACAAAGACAACAGTGACATTCTCGACCCGTCGATGATTCCGGCGGGCGTGAACCCGCTTTCGATGGCTATGCCGATTCGTGCGACCTTGGCTTAGCATACAAAAATGCCTTGTAGCATATAATTGCGCCATTGTTTTTTAAGGTTTGCTATGGACAACCAACAGCTTTTCAACTTAGTCGTATCAGTTGCCGGGTTCTTGGCCGTCTATGTCATCAACAACTTGACTCGCACGATTCAAAAGTTGGAAGACAAGGTGAACGATCTGCCGCACACCTACTTGGCAAAAGACGATTACCGATCAGACATTGCTGAAGTCAAGTCAATCTTGAAGCAAATTTTTGACAAGCTGGACGGAAAAGCGGATAAGTCATGAAAGACTGGGCCGTTAGCTTCATCGCTGCGGCCCTCGTTTGTGGGCTGGTGGTTTGGTGCGCCAAAGTGTTTGTTGAGGTGTTGTATGTTGGCTGAACTTGCCGCAGCGAACGCTGCCTTTGCTGTAATAAAAGGCGCTCTGGCTAACGGCAAAGAACTGTCTGCGCTCGGCTCACGGGTGTTTGACTACTTTGACAACAAGGCGGTGATTCAAGAACGGGCCACTAAGAAGGGTGGCGGCTCCGACATGGAAGAATTCATGGCGCTGGAGCAGCTTAACGCTCAAGAGGTCGAACTGCGTGAGCGCATGGTCTACGCTGGAAGACCGGGGATGTGGGGTGATTGGCAGAAGTTCCAAGCCGCTGCTGCACGTAGACGCAGGGAGGCCAAGGAAGAAGCCGCCAGAGAAGCAAAGAGGCGGCAAAAGCAGCTTGAGGACATGGTTGAATACATAGCCATCGGTGTGGGGGTCGTTATCTTGACTGCCCTGCTGGTGGGCGGCATCGTTCTTTACATGAAGCACTTGCGATGAGTGAAAAGCCTGAGTCCATCATTGACAAGGTGCTGACCTATGTAGACAGCCCGTTCAAGCTGTTTGCCATCCTTATCATGGGCGTGATGGCGTTCTCGGGCTACTTCCTGTGGCAGAACCAGACCTTCATGCTGGACGCCTACAAAGAGTCGAAGAAGCTGCCAGAGATCAACACGAACCGAGCCGATGACGCCAGTTCGATGCTGCTGAAAAAGACGGGGGCCACTGTGGTGGCGGTGTTTAAAGTCAACCCTCTGTTTAACAGCCGGGTGCTGTACCGGGCCTACACCAAGGAAGGGCGTGACAAGACAATTGAAGACATTGATGTGGGATTGTTCAGTCAGAACACAGCCAACAATTCGGATGTGGTCAAGCTGATGACCAACGAGATTCCCTGTGGTGATTACCGCTACGCTCAGTCTGAGGTGGGCCTGTGGTACTTGGAAAAGGGCGTGGCGTTCACCTGCCGGGTCAGCGTGCCGCCAGACAGTCATCGGTTTGTCGGTCAAGTTACGGTCGGCTGGACTGAGCCGCCGCAAGACATTCAACAAGTAAAATTCATGCTGGAGATTGCCAGCGCCATGCTAACCAAAAGGGGAAATTGATATGGATTGGCTTAAACAAATTGCGCCCACCATCGCCACGGCGCTTGGTGGCCCTTTGGCTGGTATGGCTGTTTCAGCCATCTCCAAAGCCATTGGCGTAGAGCCTGACCAAGTTCAGGACATGATTGCCAGCAACAAGCTGTCAGCAGAGCAGATCGCGCAGGTCAAAATTGCTGAGATTGAATTGCAAAAACAAGCGCAAGAGCTTGGGCTTAACTTTGCCAAGTTGGAGGTAGAAGACCGCAAGTCAGCACGGGAGATGCAAGCCACCACCAGAAGCATGATGCCGCCTATTCTTGCTGGCGCTGTGACTATAGGCTTTTTCGGCATCATGGTGATGATGTTTTTCAACCAGATTGACAGCAGCAACCCGGCCATCTTGATGATGCTGGGCAGCTTGGGTACAGCGTGGACGGGCATAATTGCCTACTACTTTGGCTCGTCTGCTGGATCACAAGCCAAGACCGACATTCTCTCCAAGGCAGCAAAATGACTGAAGACCACCTCAAGGAAATGCACATTGACCCGGCTTGGCTTGAGCCACTGACGGCGGCATTCCAGCGTTTTGACATCAACACCCCCGAGCGCCAAGCGGCGTTCATCGGCCAGTGCGCCCATGAATCCGGCAACTTCAAAACTCTGCAAGAAAACCTGAACTACAGCGCCAAGGGTTTGCACGCCACTTGGCCGAGCCGCTTTGCTTCTGAAGCGGACGCGCAGCCGTTCCACCGCAACCCTGAGAAGATCGCCAACAAGGTGTATTCTGGCCGGATGGGCAACACCAATGAGGGTGATGGCTGGAAGTACCGTGGTCGTGGCCTGATCCAATTGACGGGCAAGGATAACTATCGGCTTGCTTCTGACGCCTTGGGGGTGGACTTTGTGGCAGACCCAGATTTGGTTCTGACTCGGCCATACGCCGCGCTAACGGCTGCGTGGTTTTGGAATAAGCGTGGCTTAAACAAAGAGGCCGATGCAAAAGATTATGTCACCATGACCAAGAAGATCAACGGTGGCACAATCGGCCTCGACGACCGTATAAAGCACACCAACCAAGCACTGGCCCTTCTGGCCAATCCCAATTACAATCTGGCGTAATCAAGACGCAGGAGCCCACCATGCCTAAAAATACCCGCCGCGTATCTTTCGTGCGAACCATCGTGTATACCACTACTGTTGACGTTCCGGGTTATCCCGAGGAGACTGACGCAAACCTGCTGACGTTGTCCGGCGGCGCTGCTGGCAACACGGGCACATTGTCTATCGGCGAACTGCTGGCTGGTTCTGCGTCCACCAATGGTATTGTGTCCAAGAGTAACTGGGCTGCCACCGGTACGACAACCAACGTCGAAAGTTACTTGTCGCGCCCTCAAAACACCGCACTGACACTTGGTACTCGCGTAGCCTCAGTGTCGCCACCTACTGGCTATACCGGTGCAATCGTAAAGCTGTTTGTAGTTACCGTCGCTGGTACTACCGCCAACGTGTCTACAGAGCCCAACTGGGTTTTGACCGATGGCAGCACAACCACTGACGGTACGGTTACATTCCGCACAATTCCAAAGTTCCCTACACTGCTGACATACCCCAGCGCGGCTACGGCTTACACTGCTGGTCAGATTGTGCGACCCAGTGCAACGTCGCTCAAAGAGTTCTTGGTTATCACAAGTGGAACTACTTCAGCATCAACTGCGTTCTTGACCAACGACACAGTAGGAACCCAGTTCACCGACGGCGCAGTGTTTGTGTGTATTGCAGGCGTGAGGACATTCGCCAACCTGACAGCTTACGGCCTCGGCGACGTGGTCAAGCCAAGCGCTGGTTCGGCGCAGGAGTATTTGGTCACTGTTACAGGTGCATCCGACGCGAGCACTGCACTGTCTATAGCAACTGTGGGCAACTCGCAAACCATTGGTACGGTGACATTCAAACGGATGGTGTGATATGGCAATCTTTCGGTTCGCAGGTTTCCTCGGCGAAAACCGGGCAGTCGAGCCAAAGCTCTTGTCCGATTCGGTTCTCACCACGTCTATCAATCAAAAGCCCGGTCGGGGAGATTTGCGCTCTTGGCGCAACCCTTTTACTGTGGCCACGGTCCCGTCCGGTCGGCAGACAATCTACCGCATGGGTCGTGATGTAGCCACTGACAGCCAGTACTGGCTGTCGTGGACTAGCGTTGTTCACGCGGTACGTGGTTTCTCGGTAAACGACACCACTGAGCAGACATTCTTTACTGGCGACGGCGCTCCCAAATTCACCAACAACTTGGCACTGGATGGTACGGACCCCCAAGTCAACCCGTCTGCCACTAGGCCAATGGGGTTGCCTGCTCCAGTCACGGCCCCAACGGTTGTGGGCACAAACTCAGGCACGGCGACCCCCACGATTGAGACGTATTTTTACGTCTACACTTACGTCAACGACTTTGGCTGGGAGTCAGCTACGTCTCCCGTAAGCGCGGCAGTTACCCGCGATAACCAAGGCAGTACAGCCATCAGCGCTTTTGCTGCGGTTCCATCCGGTAACTACAACATCACGGCCATCCGTATTTATAAGACGCAGAGCAACTCAGCGGCCAACGCTGACTTTTACTTTTTACGCGAGATAGCCATTGGTACGTCAACCACGACTGACGACAACCGAACGATCAGCGAATTGCTTACAACGAGCACGTGGCTACCAGCTCCCGGCGTCCCAACCGGCGGTATTGCAAACACTACCGAGCCAAACATGACGTTTTTGACGCCTATGTGGAATGGTATGCTGGCAGGCATTGTGGGCAACTCCGTGCGTATATGCGAACCCTACACGCCGTACGCTTGGCCCGCAGCTTATGACGTTGTACCGCCGGACGGTAAACCCGTGGGTATTGGCGTATTCGGGCAGACCATGCTGGTGTTGACCACCTCACGCCCCGTGCTTGTCAACGGTTCTACGCCGGACGGGTTGGACCAGCAGCGTGTGGAAATGCCGCAAGGCTGCGTTGCATCTCAGTCCATTGTGAGCATGGGCTCCGGCGTGGCGTGGGCGTCTGAAGACGGTCTGTGCTGGCTGGGCTCTGGTGGCCCCCGAATTCTTACGGCTGGCATCATGCTGCGCGAGGACTGGCAGGCGCTGGTTCCCAGCTCCATCATTGGTTGCATGTACGAAGGTCTGTACTTCGGCAGCTACGACGCAGGTGCAGGGCGCAAGGGTTTCTTCATTGACCCCAACAGCCCGCAGGGTATCTACTTCATGGACACCGGTTATTCCGGCATGTACTTTGATGAGCTGCGCGACCAGCTGTACGTTTTGGATGGCGTCAACGTGCGCAAGTGGGATGCTGGCTCTACGTTTATGACGTATATTGCCAAGAGCAAAGTCTACAAGCAAGGGTTCCCGCTCAACTACGGCGCTGCTGAAGTGGTTGCCAGTGCGTACCCGGTCACGTTTCGCTTGTATGCGGACGGTGTTCTCAAGCATACTGAGACGGTTCAGAGCCGTTCACCATTCTGGTTGCCCTCGGGCTATCGAGCGTTCGACTACCAAGTCGAAGTAGAAGGTACCAATGCAATCCAAGGCGTAGCCGTTGCCAGCAGTAAGAAGGAGCTCGCCGCCGTATGAGCCGTAACGATCTACCCAGCGAAAGCTCGACAAACTTCAATGCTCGCTTGCGCGAGACATTGATGACGTACCTTGGAAAAGTAGGCGACCCGCTGGATCGCGGCATTACGCTGCGTGACTTAGTGGACTCGGGTATCGTGTCCATTGCCAATTTGTCAGCTGCCAAAAAATCGGGGTCTTTGCCTCTTGATGCTGGCGAGAAGACAAAGGCTGGTGAATCACCCGACCTGACTCCACCACCTACGCCGACGGGGTTTACGGTCACTGCCGCAATCACCAGCGTGTTTATCGAACATGACAATCCGTTGTACACGCAGGGTCACGGCCATTTGCGTACACGCGTTTACGGCGTTGTGCGGTCTCCCGGTGATCCGCTGCCTGTGTTTGCCGATGCTGCGGAGATCACGCAGTTTTCTGGGTCTGTCTCGTCTTACGCTACTAACCCTTCCACGGTCTGGCACTTGTGGATCAAATGGGAGAGCGTCGATAACGTGCTAAGCGCCTCTCCTGCAGGCGGAACCAACGGACTTGTGGCTACCACTGGACAGGACGTATCGCTACTACTGCAGGCACTGACCGGCCAAATTACTGAGTCTCAGTTATATCAAACTCTTGGCAGCCGTATTGATCTTATCGACGGCCCTGCAACACTGACAAACTCTATAGCGTATTTGCTTGCGGAAGAAGCGCTGCAGCGTGCTACCGACATTAATGCAGAAGCCACCGCACGCACCAACGCGATCAACACATCCGCAGACAACCTACAGAATCAAATTGACGCTCTTTCTGCTGCCAGTGCCGGTGACGTGGGTGCTCTAATCGCTGCGGTAAAGACTGAACAGGACGCTAGAAGCGCTGCTGACTTAACTTTCTCGCAGCAAGTTTCTAGTTTATCAAACGCTGCCGGTAACAACCAAGCCTCCATCAAGACAGAGGAACTTATTAGGTCAACGCAGGACTCTGTGCAGGCATCACAAATGTCTTTGCTAATTGCAAAGACTGGTGACAATACAGCTGGGATTCTTGAAGAAATTACAACTCGTAGTACAGCGGACTCCGCTCAATCAGCGCAGACAGGTACTCTATTTGCAACTACCGGCCAGAATACGGCTGGGCTATTGACTGAAACCAACGCACGCGTAACGGATGCTTCCGCGCAAGCAGCGCAGACATCGTATTTGACCGCTAAAACAAGTGACGGCGCTGCGGCGCTGTTTAGCGAAGCTACCCTACGCAGCACAGCGGACTCTTCGCAGGCTCTACAAGTTGGGTCGCTGACTGCCACGACAGGGCAAAACACGGCTGGGCTGGTAACCGAAATCAATGCACGTAGCGCAGCAGACTTCGCGCAGGCTTCCCAGACATCGTATTTAGCTGCCAAAACAAGCGACGGTACTGCAGGGCTGTTGACTGAAACCAACGTACGCGTAACGGATGCTTCCGCTCAAGCTGCTCAAACTTCTCTTTTATACGCTGCAGTTGGAACTAACACCACTGGGCTATTAACTGAAGTAACTGCGCGTGCCACGGATTCGTCTTCCCAGTTATCTCAGATAGCCACCGCCTTAGCATCGGTGGGCGACAATCGTGCGGCTACCAATACAGAAACACAGCTACGCGCTACAGCGGACTCTGCAAATGCAGCGCAAATAAACCAGTTGAAAGTATCTACGGACAACAGTGTTTCTGGATTGGCACAAGAGCGGGTGCTATCTGCTACAGATTCTCAGGCTTTGGCAAGCCAAGTTGTTGCAATTACTGCATCGACGGGTTCAAACTCGGCTGCTATACAGACTGAACAAACTGCACGTACTACGGACACACAAGCGTTAGCTAGCCAAACTACCGGCATAGCTGCTTTGACGGGCGCTAACGTAGCTGCTATACAGACTGAACAAACCGCACGTACCACGGACACACAGGCATTTGCTAGGCAAGTAAACGGTTTGGTGGTAGCAACAATTTCTAATTCAGCTGCTATACAGACTGAACAAACAGTACGTGTTTCGGAAACACAGACATTTGCTGGAATTACCGCTACCCTGCAAAGTGCGGTTTCAGGCAACATTTCCGCGTTGCAAACACTTGCGTCTACGACAGCTGGCCCAGACGGGGCGACTGCACAGTACACAGTTAAAGTAGACACCAACGGATACGTGTCTGGGTATGGGCTGTCGTCAACCGCCAACAATGCAGCAGCCAGCTCTGCGTTCGCTGTTCGCGCAGACTCGTTTTATGTTGCCAGCCCTAGCGGCCCGGGCGTCGCACCGGCCATTCCATTCATTGTACGAACGACAGAAACGACCATTAACGGAGTGGTTGTCCCTGTGGGCGTGTACATGGCGGATGCTTTCGTCCAGAACGGCACTATCACAAACGCCAAGATTGCAAACCTTGCGGTGGACAATGCCAAGATTGCGAACCTTGCGATTACGAACGCTAAGATTGCTAACGCAACCATCACGGATGCCCAAATTGCAGCCGCAACAATCACCGGTGCAAAGATCGCTAACGCAACCATCACGGATGCCCAAATTGCAGCTGCAACCATCACCACCGCCAAGATAGCAGACGCAGCAATTACCAACGCAAAAATTGGCGATATTATTCAATCCGATGACTATGTAGCAGGCTCTGCTGGCTGGATAATAAACAAAGCAGGTAGCGTAGAATTTTCTAGTGGTAATTTTAGAGGTAGCCTAAATGGTGCAAACATCACGGGTGCAACTGGTACTTTTACGGGCACGTTGACTGCGGGTACTATAGATATTAGCCAACTGGTTGGCACTACCAATAGGTATCAAACAGCTGGTACCTACTACCCGGTTGTTCCAGCCGGTTTTACGCAAATGCGTGTTACTTTAGTTGGCGGCGGCGGAGGGGGTGGGACTTCCGATATGAATGGCGGCGGTGGCGGCGGTGGCGGCGGCGGTCTTGTTGTTGCTACATACACTGTAACTCCGGGCCAAACAATAACAGTTCAAGTAGGAAGTGGTGGAAGCGGTGGAGTAGGTAATCGAGCATACGGAGTTGCAGGGCAAAACACTACTGTTTTTGGTTATGCTGCTGCTGGCGGTGGTGGCGGGGGTAGCGGGCAGTCAATTCAAAACCCGTACGGTGCTCCCGGTGGGGCAGGTGGGACAGGTACAACTAACGGTCAAGCCGGACAAATGGGCTATACGGGTGAATATGGTTCTGGCGACTACGGAGGCAAGGGCGGTAATTCAGGTGTCAACTATGGCATTGGCGGCCTTGGAGCTGAGTATGGCTACCCTAACATAGTAGGAGCTAATGGTAATATTTATGGTGGTGGTGGTGGTGGTGGTCTTACTAGTGGCGGTGGTATCACTGCAAGAGGCGGTGATGGTGCAAACGGTTTGGCTATTGTAGAATTTTACAATCCTAATGGAGTTGTTATTCGAAGTGAATGGAACACATTAATTTCCGCGCTACAAAATCAAGGTATTGCAACGGCATGAGCATCCTAAAACTTATCAAGGCACTACCCGACAACCGGGTAGTCGAGTACCATAAAGTGGCTGAGGTGCAGTTTGGTGAGCCCGGCATCATGGTGGTGAAAATGTCTTCCTACATCAACTTGGCTGATGCAAACACGCAGGCTGCGGGTGATGCCATGTCCTTGATTCCCATGACGTACTCTGGAACTTACGAAGATGCCCTCACGGATGTGCTAGGCAAAGTAATGCTGCAGCCGGATTGGACCGGAGGAGAATTAGTTGATGTGTAGCCAACTCCACCCCAGTGAGCCATAATTCACCCATGCCTCACCTAGTCTATGACCAGAAAGAACGCATCGGTGCATGGGTTGCCGCGCAGGTTAACCAGAACGCTGACTGGGGCAGCTTCTACGCTATCGGGGTGGTGAGTGGTGACGAAGTTCTGGCCGGTGTGGTCGTCAACAACTACAATGGGGCTAACGCTACATGTCACATTGCCATCGCTCGGCAGACCAAACAGATCGTTCCGCTGTTCCAAGCGGTGTGCGATTATGCGTTCAACCACTGTGGCCTGAAAAGATTGACTGGCATGGTTCCGTCAAATGAGCCTAAAATACTGGCATTCGACAAGCACCTCGGGTTCGAGGAAGAGTTCGTCATGAAAGACGGTGCCCCCGGTGCCGACATGCACATTTTGGTAATGCGGCCTGACACCTGTCGGTGGCTGCGCAAGGAGTAAATCATGGGCGGTAAATCGCAACCAGCACCCGACTACGGGCCAATGCAGCAGCTTGGCCGGGAACAGCTCGACTTTGCCAAGATGCAGTACGCTGAAATGAAGCCTTTGGCGCAAGGTATTGCTAATCAACAGATAGCAGCGCAACAACAGCAAATGCAGCAGGCAAAGGAATACTACGACTACAACGTAAATACGTTCCGACCGCTTGAGCAGGGGCTGGTCAGGGACGCGGAGAATTTTAATACTGAGGCTTACCGGTCGCAGATGGCACAAAGAGCAGCCGCTGATGTGCAGCAAGCGTTCCAAGGTGCTCAGGGCCAAAGCAATCGTGAGATGGCTCGCCGTGGTATCAACCCCAACTCGGGCGCTGCCATTTCAAACATGAACGCCAACGCACTGCGACTGGCTTCTGCTAGTGCTGGTGCCCAAACCAGTGCGCGAAGCCAAGCTGAGCAGATGGGCTATGCACGTCGCCTCGAAGTTACAGGCCTTGGCCGTGGTCTTGCTGGTGCCGCAAATGCTGCTTATGGAGGCGCTACTAGCGCAGGGTCTGCGGGCCTCAACACCTCAATGGCTCCGGGCGGTCAGTACATGCAGGGTATGGGTCAGGCTGGCCAGACGTACGGCGGTATTCTTAGCAACCAAGTAAGCCAATTTAACGCTGGCCAAGCAGCCGAAGCTGAAGTCACCGGTGCTTTGGTGGGCGCTGGTACAACAGCCGCACTCAAGTTCTCTGACCGCCGCCTCAAGGAAAACATTGAGCTGGTTGGTCGTGATGAGCGCACAATGCTGCCACTGTATGAGTTCGAGTACATCAACGGTTCAGGTCGCCGTTTCTTGGGTGTCATGGCAGACGACGTCGAGCAGAAATTCCCTGACATGGTCTTTGACATGCCAGACGGCTACAAGGCAGTCAACTACGCCGGTCTCGGCATCGAAATGGTGGAGGTTTAATCATGGGATTCGCAGCAGGCTTTCAAGTAGGTGCTTCCGCCGTCGAGCGCGGTCTCAAGATGCGCGAGGAAGATCAGGAACGCAAACGTCTGCGCGAAGCCATGGGGCTCACACCCCAAGAGATTGCGCCTCGTCCAGCTACCCAAGATGAGCTAGGTCGCGCACAGGCTTACACACAATCAATTGCCGACCAAGACGCAAGAGATTTTGCCACAGTGGACTCGGTACAAAACCGTACAGGTCTTTTTTCGAGCAACCCTGCGGAAAGACCCTTAGATGCTTCAGTCGCTCCTCAGATGCCCTATGTAGGCCAGAGCGTTGGAGGCACCCAGTATGGCCTTGGCGGTCAGACTTTTAGCCGCATGCCAACGCAGCAGGAAATTGATACCGCTCGTTATGCTGCCGCTGCCAATGTGATCGCCGAGCGTGACCCTGTGGCTGCAATGCGTATGCGCCGTGAGATGGACGAGCAGGCGTATCAAGCCCGCATTCGCCCTGAGCAAGAAGCACAAATGCAGCGGCAAGGTCTTTTGACAGAAGGCCAAATTACTGAGATGAACCGCAACCAAGTGCGGACAAAGAAACTTGAGGATGTCGACACTGAAGTTGGTAAGTGGCAGGCTAACAGGCTTATTGACCCAGCTACTAATGAGCCTCGCCAACCTACGATGGATGACAACATCGCGGCGCTGCAGTACCGCGCAACAGCTTTGCAAAAAGCCGGTCTTGCCAAAGAAGCTACAGAGTCTCTGAAGGATTACCAAGGCTTTGCGGTCAACCAGATCAAGCTCGATGAGACGCAACGTAACTCTCAACTGGGCGCTGTGGCAGCTGCCATCGCTGCGGGCGACCTTACTCCTGCTGTAGCGTTTTATGACCGATACGTGTTAGACGGCGCAAAAGTAACGGGCATGAAGACTGACCCCAAGACAGGTGCCATTACAGTTTCTCGTGTGCGAGACGATGGTGAACCCATGCCTGACAAGGTAATTAAGGGTGGCGCAAACGAGTTGCTCGCTGCGCTGAACTCGTTCAAAGACCCTATGGCGTTGTACAACTATAGCCAGAACGAATTTAAGAACAATCTGGACTTGAAACGGTTTAACCTGCAAGAACGTACTGAAAAGCGTCAAGCTGAGCAGGACAAAACTAGCCCGCTCGAAAAAAATGTGGCGGGCCTCAAACGTCTGGGGGTCAACGTAACCCCCGCCATGATTGAGTCGCTGGGCGGGTTAGACAAAGCTGACTCCCCACGGCTCAAGGCACAACTGGATGTAATTACGTCCGCTGTCAAGGAAGGTACGCTAAAAGCAGAAGAAGGCCTTGCGCGAGTCGATAAAGTGTTTGCAGATTTTGGCAAGACCAAACAGGCCTCCCGTGACCAGACTGAAATCGTAAGCGGCATCAAGGACGAAGCCAAAAAAGGTAACCTGCCACAGCTTGTCACGTACCTCAAGACTGAACTTGGCTACACAGACGCAGCATTGGCTCCCTTGTTTGTTGAGGCCGGAGTGAAGATGCCCGCAAGTGCTGCTGCTGCGCCTTCGGCCACGCAGTCACAGCCGACCAGAGGCCTTACAAATGGTGCACAGCCAGTGCCGTATGTTCCACCAGCAGGTAGTCGTGCAGCCAAAGCGCTAGAAGCACGAGAGCAGGTTGTAGCTACACAGGCCGAGAGTGCGCGTCTTGCATCACAAGCACAACGCATACTGGCTACGGAGTTCGCATCTGACGCAAAGGCGCTTACCCCTGTAGAGTTAAGTCGCAAATACAATAGCGTACGCACGCAATTACCTAGAGACCAAGCAATTGAACTCCAAGCCATAGAGCGCAACATCCGGTAAACTAGGGCCAACGCGGCGCTATATAAGGACACATCATGGGCATTCTCGACGGTTACTACGGCAAGGGTAGTGCAGGTACTAGCAGTGGTGAACCCACCGAGAACAAGTTTGACCCTACAAGATACAGCCGCCTCAAGCCTTTGTCGTACTATGCGCCAGCTACGCCAGAGCCCACAGAGCGCCCCAACGCCCCCGGACTCATGTCTGATATACGGCGTGCGTCTGGGCAATTCGTGTCTGGTGCTGGTTCTACGCTGCGTGACCTTGGTGCTGAAGGCGTAGGCGGTGCAGTCGAGCAGTATGGTGCTGACGTTGTACGACGTAACCCCAGCGAGATTCAGACGTTTGACGATGTTCTGTCCCGCCCCTTTACAACTGCACGAGAAGCTGTCGGCGAAGTAGCCCCGCAAGTGGGCTTGGCCTTGGGTGGTCGTGCACTGGGTGCTATTGGCGGTGGCCTCGTCGCTGGCCCTATTGGCGCTGCTGTTGGTGGCTTTGTCGGTGGCCTCCTCCCTACTGCAGTGCAGACATACGGTGGCGTTCGCACGGGACAGCGTGAACAAGGCATTGACGAGCGTGGTCGCGCACTGGCAGTTACCATCCCTGCGGCGCTGCTGGAACGTTTCGGTGGTGCTGAACGTGTAGCCCTGCGTGTGGCTGGCGAAGGCACCGAGTTCCTCGCCCGTGCAGCTGGCACAGGCTTTACAAAGAACGCTGCTAAACAGTTTGTCCGTGGTGGTTTGGAAGAAGCCATTACTGAGTTGCCGCAGACTGGTCTGGAGCGCTACGGTGTTACCGGACAGACTGCTGATCTGACAAGCCCAGAGGCCTTGAACGAGTACGGTGTTGCAGGTGCTAAGGGCTTCTTGGGCGGCGGCACTGTGCGTGCTGGCTTGTCTACGCTCGCCGGTACGCGCCCAGCAGAGCCCACAGTCACCATCCAGCCAGACGGCACCATCACCTCAGACCAGCCCTCCACAGGCGCAGAAGGCGAAACCGACCTGACTGGTGGCAGCAACGTCTTGATGACTCCCCAGCAAGCTGCCCAGCGCTTGCAAGACATTCAGAGTCGTCGCCCAGCACCACTGGGCGACGAAGCATTTACACCAGTATCCGAGATTGATTTGGCACAGTCTGCTGGACGCCCAGTCACTGGTGAACTCACAGACATGCAGCGTTTGGCATTGGCTGGCCCTAACGCACCGCGCCCGGTCACAGGTGGCGCAGCTGGCCTAACACCCATGCAGCGTGAAGCTCTGCTCGGCCCACAGATACCGGGCATGACCCCAATGCGGCAAGCTGCGCTTGAAGGGCCCACCAATGTTCCGCAGCCAATCACAGGTGGCGCAGCCGCGCTTACACCGCTGCAACAACAGGCACTTCGTGGCCCACAGACTGCGCCGAGTCCAGTGTCGGGTGAGTTGACCCCCGGCCAACAGGCCGCTCTCGCTGGCCCTGATATTCCACGCCCAGTGTCGGGTGAACTGACGCCTGCTCAACAGGCCGCTCTTGCTGGTCCAGATGTACCACGCCCAGTGTCGGGTGAACTGACGCCTGCGCAACAAGCTGCTCTTGCTGGTCCTGACATCTCTCGGTCGGCATTGCCCACAGTCCCTGCTGGTGTCACCCTGACTGCCGACGAGAACCGTATCGTTAAGCAGGCCAACGCCATCTTCGGTATTGCTGAGACTGACGCAGAACGCGCAAGTATTTCCGCCGTAGTCCAGCGCACAATCGACCGCGCAGCTCAACGCAGCGGCACCCCCGTTACTCCTGTCGGCGCTCCAACTGCAGTTGCCGCCGCTTTGCCCGCTGCACAACCTGCAGCGGGTGTTTCTTCTACCGCAACTACCGGAGAACCCAGTGGCACTCAAGCCCCTCAAGCCGTCAAAGCAGAAACGCAGCGAGCGAAAGCACCAGCAGCCCCTGCAGCCCAAGTCGTAGAAGAAGATGATGCGAGTGCGCAGAAAACTATTGACGAGCTGGGTCTCCGCCCAATTCTAGGTGGTGCCGCTGAGAATCTTAACGCTTCTGTCCAAGGCGGACGCATTAACGTCGGCGGTCGTCCCACGTTTGCAGCCAAAGTTCTTGGTGCAGCCCGCGATGCGTTCCTGACTGGCAAAAAGAGCCGTGACGAGCAGGGTGGCAAACTGGCGCAAGCCGCTCGCGCCTTTGGCGAAGCCTACGGCAAGTACCTGAACGCCGCTGGCAACATGGTGCCGTCCGAGAGCCGCACCACGCTCAAGTCCACCAAGAAATTCCCACAAAAAGGAGAACAGGCACAAGCTGAGGCCCGCGCAGGTGAGAGCGTTGCCAACGTCGAGAAGTCTTGGCGCGATGTGCAAACCGCATTGACTGCGCTAGGTCAAGCCGCTGGCAACTCGGCCAAGAACGTCGAAGCTCTGATCCGCCTGAACAAAGACAAGATCGCTGCCCGCAAAGCGGAACTCGACCGTGAACTTGGAACCCTTGGCGAGATGCAGGATGATACCGAGCGCGAGAGCAATGTCACCATAGACGAAGAGATGGGTGCCCGTGCTGCTGAAATCGCGGCAGAAATCAAAGCCCTTGAAAAGCTCGACCTCGGCCTGTCGCAAGGCTGGGCCGCTGCTAAACGTGGTACGTTCCGCACTGGCAAAGACGTTCTGGATGTTCGTGGCGGCGAAGTCCGCACGTCAAAAGAAGAACAGCAACAAGGCTTCGAGCAGCCGCTGGAGCGTGCTGCCAAGTACGGCTACGCGGTCAACAAGTACACCAAGGCCGACACTGGCTTCCAAGGCGTGCTGAACTACATCCGCAGCAGTGGCACACCGTTCGAGCGCATGATTGCCAAGGCCGTGTCCGAAGTTTTCAAGAACACTAAGAACCCACCGAAGGTTGTCTTCGCCGAGGGTAAGTCACAGTTCAATCCAAAGAACAACACGGTGACCATGTCACCTACAGCTTCTCCAGAAGTTGCGTTGCATGAGGCGTTGCATGCCGCCTTGCAATGGTTTGTGCACAGCAACCCAAAAGACCCGGTTGTTCGTCAGTTGCTTAAAGCGGTGAATCAAGTTGTAAAGTACGACACTGCCAAACTCAGCGAGAAAGCCGCTGAAGTGCAGAAGGTGCTGGCCGATCTGGTCGCAGGTAAACGCGAACTGGACGCTGTGCTGGAACTGATTTCCTATGGCAACACGCTGGTCGAGTTCCGCAAGGCGTTGGAAGCTATGCCATCCAAAGGTACTCCCACGTCATTCGTGCAAGCTGCCAAGGACGTCTGGAACATGATACTGGCTACCGTGCGCCGCATGTTGGGTGTCAAGGACTCAGTAGCCAGCGACGTGCTCATGGGCAGCTTCCGCTTGCTTCAGCAGGCCGCTGAAACCCAGCAGACTGGAAAAGCCACCGGCAAAATCCTAAAAGCTACAGTGCAGTCTATCGACCCCACGACCGCGCCGACGATCGACGCTGCTGCGCAGCAGGTCGGCTTTGCTGACGCCACTGCATTCGCCAACGGTCCCGGTAAGTTCAAGACACCCACACAGCTTGTGTTTGAGCTCGTTGGCCTTGGTCGCGTCAATGGCAAAGACCTGCCGCTTACAGCAAGCATTGCAAAGAACGGCGCGAAGCTGGCGAACTACATCCGCAAGGAAGTGCCGACGCTTGAGCGCGTCATCATGCAGTTTAACTCGAACTTTAGCAACTCTCCTGTCACTGTGGCAGCGATTGACAACTACAAGTTCTTGGCCCAGACTGGCCATTTGCAGATGGAGAAGATTGCAACCACCATCGCTGCTCGTCCTGAGCTGCGTGAGCCATTCTTGGACTACATGGACGGCAACACTAAAGCGTTTGCTGGCATCGAGAACGCCTCTGGGTTCAAGGCCATTGCTGACAACCTCAAAGGCTTGATGCAGCAGTACATCAGCACACTGCCTGCGAACTCCAAAGAGCGCCGTGCCTTTGAGAGCATGCCGTTCACGCAGTACATCATCAACCCCACCAGCATCAGTCAGGTCGCAGGCTCTACGCTCAGCGCTGGCAAGATCGCCAGTATGGTCGGCGTGAAGACACAGCAGCATCAGTCGCTCGAAGCGTTCGAGCAGTTCCTCGATACCACAGAGGGTATTGTCGACCAAGACCAACTGCTCTATCAGTTGTTTGAAGACAAGCTCGGCAAAAAGGGACTGCCCGCTGGCTTTATTTCTAAAGCGCAGTATGACAAAACCGGCGTTACACCTTCAGGTACAGCAGTTGACTCCAAGTCCAAACGCATCTGGAAGTTCTCAAAGTACGACACCGACAAAGGCAACTTTGAATTCTCATCCAGCATTACCACGCGGGATGCTTTGAAAAACCTGAAGAGCGAAGACCTTGCACTGGCGCTGGTCAACACCACGGCTGCGCTGGCTCACGCGCATGCTGCCACAACGTACTTCGGCAACCTTGCTTCTATTGGTCGTGAGGGTGATAAGCCTACAGCAGAAGCCGTTGCCTTTGACAGTGTCGACGAGATTAACGAAGTGTTTGGCGATCGCAAGCTCGAACTCAACAACGTGCTGCAGGTATCTGACGAGGCTTCCAAGTCGCAGTCTCTGCGCTGGCAAACACAGCGCACTGGCACATGGGTGCAGCTGCCACAAGGCACAACCTACGGAGCTCTTGCTGGGAAGATCATCCCGGGCCCTGTGTGGAATGCCATGATCGACATGCACGATCGCTCGCCAGCGGTTAACTTCAAGTCGTTCAACGAACTGATGGCGTTTTTCAAGCAGTCCAAGACTGTCCTGAACCCCGGCACGCACGTCACCAACGTATTGTCAAACGTCGCGCTGTTGATTCTTCACGGCATCCGCCTCGGCACGCTCAAACGCGCTGCAGGTATGTACGCCAACTTCGAGCGCAACCCTGATTCAATGACCGACGCTGATCGCGCACTGATGCAAGCGTTCTTTAACTCTGGTGCTGTGCTTGGCCAGTTCACAAACTCTGAGCTCAAGGGCAGCGTTTACGACCGCCTGTCTGAGTCCATCACCCCCACCAGCGACCAGTCATACATTAAGCGCATGACCTCTATGGCAGCGTTTGAGCAGACCAAAGCCAAGTTGACAGGTTGGAAAGACAACGCTGTAGAGATATACGCAGCAGAAGACAACGTGTTCCGCTTTGCCGCGTTCTTAGAAACCGCTGGCAACGTACAGTTGCGCGACGGCACCAAACAACTCGACGCCAAGCAACTTGAAGAAATCGGTCTGGCCTCTCGCAAAATGTTCTTGGACTACGACATCGACGCTCGTGCTATCCGCGCTGCTCGGCAGACATTCCTACCGTTTGTGTCGTGGTCGTACGCGATCATGCCAGTGCTCGGTCGTATCGCCGTTACCAAGCCTTGGGCCATTGTTAACATGATGGCATCGGTGATGCTGATGCAAGCTGCGCTGGGTGGGGAAGAAGATGATGAGCTGCGCAAGAAAGGGCCAGACTATTTGCGTGAGCGTTCGCTGTTTGGCCTCGGCCCATACATGCACATGCGCATCCCATTTGTTGGTGATGACCAGAACCCAACCTACCTCAACGTCGGCAAGTATCTCCCGTTCCTGTCGCTGTTCCAGCCTGCGCCGGGTGAGTCTCCATTTGCAGGTCAGTCGTGGTTGCCCGGTTTCGCCAGTCCCGGTGGTCCACTGGTCACGCTTATCTCCGCCATGAACGGATACGACCCCTTCACAGGCAAGCCCATGCACGCCCCCACAGACACAGAGTGGGATAAGCTGGTGAATACAGGCAAGGCTGCATACAACACAATGGCACCGCCAGTTGTTACGACCAAGTTCTGGGATCAGATCGGTCAGCTGAAGGACGGTGCCATGGGCCCCACAGGTGTCGAAAAGAGCTCTATGTTCTTGGCACGCACACTGGGTGGACTTGGCCTGTACCAGTTCAACGTCGACGAGGCTGCGTTCTACAAGAGCAAAGAGCTCAAGGACATCAAGAAGGACTACAAGGCTGCAATGACCAAGGCCAAGCGTGAGGAGTACCGCAAAGGCTACCCCGACTACGAGGCACTGGACAGAGAGCTCGACGACCTGCGAGATCGTATGCAACAAGCGTTGGCGAAAGCCAGAGGAGAAGAGTGATGGCAAAGACACCAGCGTGGACACGCAAAGAAGGCAAGTCCGAAAAGGGCGGGCTCAACGCCAAGGGGCGTGCGTCTTACAACAAGGCGAACCCCGGCAAGCCGGGGCTCAAGGCTCCTCAACCCGAGGGTGGCCCACGACGCGACTCGTTCTGTGCCCGCATGGAGGGTATGAAAGAGAAGCTGACCAGCGCCAAGACCGCCAAAGACCCCAACAGCCGCATCAACAAATCGCTTCGTGCATGGAAGTGCTGACATGGCTACCAAGCCCAAATCCACAGTCAACGCCGCTGGCAACTACACCAAGCCCGAGATGCGCAAGCGGATCGTGTCGCAAGTGAAAGCTGCTGCAACCCAAGGCACTGGTGCTGGCCAATGGTCAGCTCGCAAGGCACAGCTTGTAGCTAAGAAATACAAGGCCGCTGGCGGGGGGTACAGAGATTGAAAGCCCCTCAAAAATCCCTCAAAAACTGGACTGACCAGAACTGGAGAACCAAAAGTGGAAAACGATCATCTGACACGGGCGAAAGGTATCTACCTGAGTCTGCAATTAAAAGTCTTAGCCCTGCTGAGTATGCTGCAACAACGCGTGCGAAACGCGCTGGCAAAGCTGCGGGGAAACAGTTTGTAGCTCAACCCAAAAAGATAGCTGCAAAAACCGCGAAGCACCGTTAACCCCAACTGGAGAATCCCATGATGTACGGTAAAAAGATGATGGCCCCCGCAGGCAAAAAAGCTGCTCCCTTCAAACCCTGCAAAGGTTGCCCTAGCCCCGCCAAGTGCGCGAAGGCTGGCGTCTGCGCCATGAAAGCAAAGGCGAAGTAATTACTTCATCCGGGCCGACTTGGTCCGGGCAAAGGAGCGGTTTTCGGACTTGGGCACTGCACGCAGATTGCCTGATCCGTTGCCGCCGCCTTTGGCAATAGGCGTCTTGTGGTCGACGTCCTTGCCGTCACCCTTGGACACCACACCCTTCTTTTCCATCTCAGAGCGGGCAGCGTTGCGCTTTGCACGGTTGGCAATTTGGTCGGGTTTGCCTTGGTAGTTGGCGTACTCTTTCTTGTAGTCGCGTGGCATGGTTGTTCCTCAGTAAAGGTTGTTCAGCACAGGGGGCTTGTAGTTGGGCCCTTTCGCTATTTTCCCATGTTCGTTGAACACAGGCTCGCCGTTCTCGTTGTACTTTGACCAGTTGCTGCGGTTCACGGCGTCGACTGCATCGGTCATCTTCATGCTGGCACAGTGACCAACACCCACAGAAGTAACGATCTGATCGGCCAGCGAGTCCAGCATCTCTTTGCGATCGCAGATGACAGCGTGCTCTTGCCCGCTTTTGAGGCGGTCAGCCAGCAGCTTGATCTCGTAGCGCAGGTTGTTCCATGTGCCGTCAAACTGCACGCAGTCCAGCATCTCCACAAACTCTTCCACGTGGCATCCCATCTGAATATCCAGTTCGCGGGCGGTGGGGTCAGGCCGACCCCTACGGTGCCACAACTCGATCGAATCAATGCTCATGCGTTTCCCCTGTTTGAAATCCATGCCCAGTAGTGAGCGTCGTGCCTGTACCCGTGACAGGCGTGCAACGCCTGTCCATATTCGTTATGACCCGGAGTCCCCGCGTTCGCAGCGAGGGCTTTGATTCTGGCAATGCTAACTTCGTAGGGCTCGTCTAGCTCCCAAGGAGTGCCATACACGTTCATGCAACTGCTCCTAGTACTGCAAGGGCGATCTTACTCTGTGCACGCGCCATTGTGCCCGTCAGGCTGTCGATGAAACGTGGGTGATTCAGGTTCACAACCAGACACTGCATCTGACCCGGCGCATGCTTGGGGCAACCCTTGAACATGGTCACGCGCTCACGGCGGCGAATCAGGGCGCTCTCATCTTCCAGTTCCCGCTCAACGCGGTCAAGCCCGTCACGCTTGGTCTTGAGCCACTGGCGAAAGCGGTCTGCGTTGATGTAGACCAAGCTCCCCGGCATCACGGGTGTCTTGTCGTCGTACACAATCTTGACCCGGGCCACCGCACGCTCAGGTGCTGGCATAGTGACTTGCTCCACGCCTGAGCCGTACTTCTCTTTGCACTCCACCAACTGGTCGTTATGCTCAGCGAGGAACTGGCCCACGGTGTCGAACACATCAATTTTGTTGTCGATGGCAGACTGGCGTGTCTTCTTGACATGCTCGATCAAGTACTCAACAGTAGCCTTCACATCAAACGGGAACAAGCCCAGCTTGGCACCGATGGTGCCCATGCCCCACGAAGAGATGATGGCTGTGCGGTAAAAGCGTTCCTGCGGCTCGAAGGTAAACCCAAAAGTCTTGTCGAACGATCGCTCTGCCCACTCCCACGCCTTCTTCTGCCCACCGTTGTCCAGCACAAACTGCACCAGCTCAGGGAATGCCCAGCCGTTGTTCTCAGCCATGAGGTCGAAGAACTCATAGCCATCGCTCTTGCCATCGGGCCTTGTAGCGACGAACGTGCGGTCATGCTGGGGTAGCTCTAGGCATCGTGCTTTAAGCGGCTCGTTGCCCGCCTGCGCGGCCTCAAACTTCTGATGCAGCGATATGTTGGATGAACCTATCGTCGGGCCGTCCCACGTTGCAGGGTCACGCAGCTCGCGGTCTTTGGTCATGGACATCTTCTCACGCCCCATGCTCAACTGGTACGCCATGTCAGCCATGTCTTTGTCGTCAGCTGCAGTCAACTCGTCAATACAGCACGGCAAGTTGTTGAACACACCGCGCTGCTTGTACAGCGCGTTCATGGTGTCCTTCTGGTTTAGAAACAGCGGCTTAGGGCTACCGATCAAGCTGTTGGCCGCAATGAGCGACAAGGTCTTTCCTGTGGTCGTCTCTGGTGAGTAAATTGACACCAAGATGGAAGCGTTCCCAGCCACAGGCCCAATGATGCCAGTCAACGCCAACAAGACAGCTGAGCGCATCGTGTCGGTACCCGGACGGTTCAGCATCTCCATGCCTTTGATCCAGTCCTCTCTGGTGCCGTGTGGTCCGATGAGGTCTGCAAAGTGTGCTGCTGGTCCACGCAGGCGTGTGTCTGTCGCGCCGTGAGGAGCACCAAGGAGTGCGGCACCGCACATAAACGAGCCGTCTTTTTGCCAGCCAAAGCTGACGAAGTCTTGACCTGTTGGTGCTTGCTTTTGCACCATTGATAAGTAATCCATTAAGTAGCCTCTCAGTTTTTCTTGTTGGGGAATGCTCTTCACAAAGACCTGACGATTCAGCAAGAACGTGCTGAAGTCTTTGCCGATGGAAGCGAGCACTGCAATGTCGTGCTCTGTCTCTTTCCAGCCTGTCATGGGGTACTTGACCAGCAGCTTGAATGCAGCCTTGCCGCTCTCGTTGTCGTTGTACACACCAGTGATGTGCATCTCGTACTGGCTCACGTGCTCCAGCTCGATAACCTCTTGCGCCACGTCGTTACCATTGGCATCCTTCGTGACGACTTCGATCTTCACCTCGCGGTAAATCTGATTGTTCTGCACCACGTAAGTGGGCGGCAGCGTCATCACAACTTCTTCACCAGCCTCTGTCTCAATGGCAACCTCAGTCACCACGGACAACTGTGCAGGGCTTGTGATCTTGCCACGGCTCGGGCATCCTTCGCAGCCCTTAGAGCACAGCTGCTCAAACTTGGCGCAGGTCGTTGGGCCTGTACCGTTCCAGCCATTGATCTTGTCGAGGCTGCTGTTGAGGTCAAAGTCTTTGTGCTTACCCGCGAGCTTGATGACAGCTTCGCTTACATCGGTGCAGTGCTTGGCCAGACCTAACGAAGCACGCCATAGTGGCTCAGGTACATCGCGGCCAGCGGCATCGAGAACGCCGCCAGAATTAACAAGAGCTTTGACTTGGTTGCATCGCTCAGCCACTGCGTCGAGGACGACATCGTTGCTACTGAGCACGGCAGCGAGTATTGAGGACTTGGGCTTGCCTGCACGTGGCGTAAGTGGGTTGGGTGATAGTTTGGCAACCTTGCCGAACCACGGCTTGAGCGTTGTGAAGAGCGCAGCAGCATCGTAGTCTGGGCAGTCCGCAACACACCGGACGTCCTTCCATGGTTGCTGTTTCTTGTGGTGCGTGCCAACGGGGCGGAGCACCATGGATGGGTCGTGAATTTTTGTGGTGTCGATCTCAACGCCGTTCTCCTCAAGCGCGATGCGCAGTGCTGTGGATGCCTTGACCCAGTGGTCTTTTTTCACGTTGTCGGTAAGTGGCCAATAGCAGTGGATGCCGTTGCCTGATGAGATGACCATTGGCATTGGCATGCCAATTGCTTTGAGCGCTGTGACCATAGCGGCCCAGCCCTCTTTTTGTGTCTGGTACGGCTTGTCAGCACCGATGTCGAGGTCAAGGGCAAGTGCCCTGAACCATGTTGCATGCGCCTGTGTGCGATACCACTTTTGCTTGTTGTTGTCATCGGTGTATGCGTGCCCAGCAAACGCACCGACTGTGTAGTAGACCGTAGTGTTGGGCTCTGTGTCCCACTGATTGATAGCTGCGACGGCGCTGTCGATGTCTGCGAACGAGCCTCTATTCCAGAAGAACCCACGTGGATTCTTGCCAGATGGATCAGGCTTGTGGGTGCAGATAACGAGTTCGTCTGTCTGGGCAAAAACGCGAGTAAGAAAGTGTTTGGTGTCCAAAATATGCCCCTAGATGAAAAACCCCGGCCTAAGCCGGGGAGCCCTAAATGAGCTGTGATTCTATTACTCGTCGAACAGACTGTCGAGCTTCGCAGCCAATTCATCCGACGCTTTTACTGGGGCAACTGTGGGCTTAGCCTTGGGTTGCGCGGAAACAACAGGCGCTGGTGCTGAAGACTCTTCCTCGTAGGCATCGTCCACTGCAGGTGCGGCGATCGCAGTCTGTGTTTTTGGTGCAGCCAGCGCAGGGCCAGCAGCGGTTGGGGCCATTTGACGAGTCGCCACTTTGACAGGGTCACTTGCCAACAAGTTATCCACACGGCCAATAGCTTTCTCTGGCACATAGCCCTTCTGCTTGAAGGTGATCTTGGGAAAACTGGCAGCGTCGTCGAAGCCCAACTCGGTCACGACTTCTTCTGGCCCAATGCCGTAGTTGCCGAGTTCCTTGAAGTACTCGCGCAGAGCTTTCATGCCGCTTACGGGCACGGTCAAGCTGTAGACCTTTGTGGGGTCAGCAGCAGCCACAACAGCGAGGTGACGCTGGTCAGCGCACATCTTGGACTTGGCACCCGATGGCAGAATCTTGGAGCCCAGCACGTTGTTTGGGCAGTCAGCGCAACCTGTATGTACAGGAGCGTCAATGCTTGCATCGGGCTTGAGGCCATCGTTGGACCAGCAATCAGGGCGGACATTCTCTGCTGAGGCATCGAAGGCTTTGCCGTAGAACACTTTGGACACGCGGGGGTTGGCACCCACGATGATGGTGTCGAGCGTGACACCCACGGTGGTCTCAACGCCCTCTTCGTTCAGGCGATAGCGGCCAGCACGGATGCTGATGCGCGGGATGCTGATGCCGTCACTGACGATGGCCGAAGCTACGCTGGACTTGGTGCCTGCTTGTTGGCGGGCTGCGATACGCGCTGCGATGTGCGCTGGGACGTTTGCGATCATGTTACTCATTTGTTTACTCCTTGGATTGCGCTTTGCGCATATTGAACACTTTTGTCGATGAGAAATTTACCCCGGGTGGGGGTGCACCGTTAGCCTCGATGTAACTCTTGACTCCCGTCTTTGACGCACGGGACTCGACCATGTCCCAAGCATCGTGCTCTTTACAAAAGCTGAAGAACTCTTCACGAGAACCAACTGTTGCTGTGTGGTGGGTAGACCAGTAGGCCGTACCGTGAGGAGTCTTGACTGTCTCCAGTCCGTCCTCTTGCGCTTTGGCTGTCATCCAGTTTTCCAGCGCTATCAGTTTTTCAGTAAGTACAGCCTTGGCTGTTTTGTGTTCGCGCTCAAGGTCTTCGACCTCTTTGCGAACCTGCAGATACCGCTCTGCGGCAATGTCGTAGTTCATTCAGTTACCTCGTTTCTTACTCGTCACTGTTGATGCCTTGCACCAGTGTCAAAAATTCCGCAAGTGTGTTTTTCTTTGTGCGGAGCCTGCGGTACAGCTCTGCCTCAAAGCCGGTGGCCCAGATGTGCCACACAGTCGTTTTGCCAGTTGTTGTCAACCGACGAATCCTCGCATTGGCTTGCTCGTACTGCTCAAGTGAATAAATAGGTGCAAACCAAATGATGTCCTTGGATCGTGTCAGCGTCAAACCGTGCGCAGCAACCTTGGGGTGAGCCAACAAAATCTGCGGCTTGTCCGTGTGCTGGAAGTCGTTGAATATCTGATCACGATCCTTTTTGCTTGTGTCTCCGTTGACCATTGCAACATCGAAACCATCTGCGGTGAGCCTGCTCAACATGCGTTGCTGTGACGCTTTGAACGGCATGAAGATGATTGCTTTGTCGCCGATCTCCGTGAGTAATTCAGTGAGTGTATTGTACCTCTCTGAGTCATCCATGTCAATCACA